CGTATATGTATAGGAGTTCCCTTTGCATAGATTGTGGAAGATGCAGAATACTTACGAACATCGGATGCAGTTCTTGGAAATGCTATATCTTCTGGTTCCAATGCTTTAAATTCCTGACGACACTTATCAATAAAATCAATCACATCGTCTTCAGTTCCACTCATAATAAGTTTGAGTGCATCCTTAATCATAGTTCTACAAGGTGCTGGTGTAGATGATTTAACTGCCTCAATACCCATCATCTTGAGTTTGGGTTCTTCATACCGAACACCCTCACTATCCCATACATTTAAGATGTATCTTTTCTTGGCAGTCCATATACCTCTATCGGCAATGTTCTCCCTTTTCATGACCATCTTATTATCATAAGCACTTACATATTTGGCCAACGCTTCATAAGAACTCTCAATAAAAGGTTCAAATTCCATTTCACAGATCTTGTTAAGGAACCGAACAACGCCCTCATTAGTTTTCTCTCTGCCCTTGTATACAGCTTCGACCAGAGGGCCCAAATTGAGATAAATGGAATCAGTATCTGAAGCAATAACATAATCTTCTCCGTCAGTTTTTAAAATTTTATTGATATGAGCATTCATCTTATTCTCTATCCAACGGATAGATACCTGCCCACTTAAGGTAATTGCTTCAGCGTTAGCCAGTTTGTAGTATCGAAAATACTGATTGCCAATAGCACCATAAGCACTATTAAGTTGAATCTTTCTGGCCATCTGAATATTGTTACATCTAGCAATCTCCTTTTCAAGAGTCTTTGTTTTTGTTTTTTCATATTCCTGTTTTGCATCAAGCATCTTCCTCTTGTAGATGGTGCGATCTTTATAAATCTTCTCCATGAGTTCAGGTAAGAACCCACGCACATCCTTTCGATATTGTGCTCCATTGGCACAAACCGCATAATCACCATCTATCTTTATCTCCTGATTTAAGAGCCCTTCAACGCTCGCACTGGGATGTCGAGTTTCCCTGATGGTCTCTGGGGAAATGTTATATTGCATAATAAGATGAGGATACAGACTGTTGAGGTCAAAACTAACCACCCAATCATACTTTCCTGGAATCGGTTCCTTGACATAAGCACCTGCATACTTTTCGTTTTTTGCTGATCTATTCTTAGGGGGAATAACTATGTTCCTCCTCTTCAAATAGTTATAGATGATAGTGTCCCACATCCGCACTTGATAGAACACATCATTATAATTAACCTTAGCTTCATATGCCATAGTAAGAGCAAGCTCAATAAGCTTCATCTTACCTTCAAGACGGTCAACAAGTTCAACGTCAATTATATTATACTCAATATACTTCTGCCAACCCTTTGTGTAGAAGTCCTTAAAAGTATCATACTCAGAGTGGTCTAACTTCTTCTGACCCAACTCTACCTGTGCAATATAATCCAACCGATAAGACTCTTGTGCCTTATAAGTAAACTTCTTATACAAATCAAGATAATCTAACTGAGTAACACCACCAATATCAAAAGTTATATGTCTACGTCCTTTAATATAAGTTTCTCCCTCTGATACAAGTCCCCAAGGAGAAAGTCTTTTCATCAACTTCTCACCTAGAACACGTTGAATGCGCCTAGCAATATATGGAATATCATAAAGTTGTATGTTCCAACCAGTAATCACATCTGGAACATCTTCCATCCAATAATTGATGAATGATGATAGAAGTTGATACTCTGTTGGGCAGTGATGATATGTTACATCTTTCCGATTATTCTCAAAGGGTTTGCTACCCCAAGTAATAATCTGCTTAGTTGTGTAATCCTGTATTGAGATTGCCAAGATCTCTTCAGCGCAAGATTCAACATCAGGGAAACCTTGCTCAGACGCAACTTCAATATCCAAAGTAACAAGCTTAATCTGAGATATGTCAAACTTGATTTCATCATCTGGGTATTTCTCTGAAATATATTGGTAAATATACCTGTCATTCCCATATATCTCAAATCCCTCAACATCTTCATATTTCTTATAGAATTCACGACAATCTCTAACCGTGCCTGGATTAATTGCTTCAACTGATTCTCCATTCAACGTTTTATATTTAGTCTTCTTCTTCGACTTAACAAATAGAGTCGGAAAGAACTCATCACGATGTTCATACCTTCTACCATTCTCAACTCCTCGTACCAAAAACTGATTTCCGATTAGTTGAACATTGGTGTAGAATTTCATTCTTCAATAGGTGTTGCAGGTGGTAGTGCTGGTGGGGCAAGAAGATCCTCATACTTTAAAAGTAATTGAGGAGTTGGATCTACTAACGTAAGTATCTTATCAGATCCCATCATAAATGTAGTCTCCCTTGTGACACTTCCTAAAAATGGTTCAAGGGTTTTGTCCTTTGTGATAACAAAAGGATTAATTAATTTGCAATCAGGTTCTCCAATATCAGCAGAACCGACTTCTTCTATTTCACTAATCAGAATCTGTCGATTTGCTAGTGCTAGTATCTTTACTTCTTTTGCCATGATTTACGATGTCCTCGACATACATTTGTTTTAATTTATCTATGGGTTCTACCATAGTGATTAACCAATCAGCAGTAACTGGTATTGTATCTTCTTTGGAAAGTGGCATCCAAGGAAATAAAGAAACTGCAAATCCTGCCTTTGCAGGTCCATCATTTTCTTCTGAGAGAACATTCGGATCTCTCATCTTTACGATACAAGGTTTATTAAGAAAATATCCAACTACCCTCCTATCATTCTTATCGCCTGATCCCATTTCAGTGACATCGGCAATAACGTCTTCGCCAGATTTTAAGAGTAGTAACTTAACAGTCATAACACATATCTACGTACAACCATTCTACCAATAAAAAAGAGGGGTGTCAACTGGATTGTGCCAGTTACCCCTCTAATTGCGGCGAACGATATTCAGTTATATTTATAGATACTCTTTGCGAGAGTGATGTTCAGGAACTACTTTTCCCAGTTCCACGGTAAGGAGTCCGTCTTCAAACTTGACGGATCCAACCTTCGTATCGTCTGAGATCGTCCAAACTCGTTGGAAGGAACGTTGGGCCAATCCTTTGTGGAGAAATTCTCCATCTGTTTCCTTATCTTCTTTTTGGCCTTCCACATATAGTTTTCCAAACTCCGTGTAGACCTTAACTTCTTGTTGTTTGAAACCAGCAAGAGCGAGTTCCAATCTCGATAGTACATTATTTACTTGTATTAAATTATATGGAGGATAGTTTGAAGTTGTATCCATATCCCAAAAACGATTGAGATAGTCATCCATTCCTATGCTGTTCTTTGTAATCTTATCAAACAGATCTGGAAGATTTGCAGCATGATACCTGGCTAGGTTAGTCATAGTAGTTCTCCTTTTAAAGCGAGTGTTTAGTTTGTGTCCCTTACGGCGACATAACTAATTATACACGATCCCTTGAAAAGGTAGGTGATGATTTCCGATTAAATCTCTTCGGTTTTCTACCATGCATATGAGTAAGATAGAAATTTGTATAGTTAACGATCACCAAAAGTACTAATAATATAGTGTTAACCGTCATTCTTTTTCGGTCTTCCCCTTCTTTCCAATATTATATTTCTGCTCCAAAATCCAATCTCCCTTATCTTTAAAAGAAAGAACTTTGATTTGATTAAGAGGGGCAACCATCTCCACTGCTTCTGCTTTAACTACAGATATAAGACCCCAATCGGCAAGAAGACGAGCAATACGATTCCTACGCTGTACATCATTAGCAGTAAGGTTAGCATGTTTGCCATCAAGAGCAAACAGTTCCTTAAAATGTACAATATAATATTTTCCCTGCTTGTGCAGTATATGACAACTCTGATATAATTTCTTTTCCTTTCTTGATGCTACACCAATTCTTGTCAGAGTTTCTCTTACCTTTAAGAAATCATCTGGTTCGTTTAGCGTCACCTCTACCATTTGGTCTTGCGACCATTGTACAGTAGGTTCTACGGTGGAACTAGTCATTTCGATCCTCCAATGTCAAGTCGTTGTTTAATAAAATCCAGTTGTTGGTTTGTCAAAATTTTCAGTGCTTGAGATGCTTTCTCATTACTATAACCATAGTATTCTTTCACACATTTGAGATCCGTGACTTTATCCTTACGGAGCCAGGGAGAAAATCTCTTCTTTTTCCTCAAAGTATTTAGATAAAAAGAATATTGCATATCCTTATCAAGATTAGGATACTTATTCATTTCATTCGCAAACATAATACAATCAAGATGACCTGACAAACAACGATTAACAATGTATGGAGGATAATCTTTTGATATAGATGGATCTTCTTCTATTAAATCTTTCTTATTAAAATTAATAGAATTTAACCAGTCTTTAAGTTCAGTCATTTTGGTAGTTTACGATTGAAGTTCCAGTAATCAAACTTCTGCCACATATAGTATACACCAATTAAAGTTCTTTTCACAAACTCTTCAAAGTAAAGTATTGAAACAATAACCCACTTCTCAATCATTTTGTAAGTTCCTTAATTTTATCACGCCAATACTCTCTATCTGCATCAGAGATCCAAGGAGAATGCACCATTACATGTGCATGTTTTAACCATTTTTTATCATCCCAATCCCTTCTAGGTTCTGAAATATAATCCTTTAACATACTGATACTAATGTTGGTTTGTAATTAAAAAGTAAAAGTTCTTTTCTAGACTTTTGTTCTCTCATATAATCACCTGTAGTACGCATACTATAAGTTAAATCATACTCAGCAACATTCCAATCCTTAAATCTTTCTTTAATTTGCTGACTACTATTATATGAAATCATCATATTTATTTTAGATTCATTACAATCCTTTGCAAATTTATCATGATCAAAATACTTATGCATAGCACC